ATACAAAATGGGGAAAACTACTAAACAAAAAAGCCCCATAAAAAAGGCTATTGACAAATAATTAGAATATGGTACGCTATACTCGGAGGTTTTATGGTAAGAATTGCCTGCAAAACAGCCGATTTATTGCCGCTCGATGCAATAGAAGACCTACAGGGCGGGTTAAAGAAAAGAAGCAAAAAAGATATTGAGCTGATAACAAAGTCCATTGAGAAATACGGTTTTTCATTTCCGTTTTTTGTCTGGAAAAATGGAGAACATAATTATTGCCTCGATGGGCATGGACGGCGGCTTGCGCTGCTTGAGCTGGAACGAAAGGGCGAGGAGATACCACCGTTGCCGGTAGTTTATATTGAGGCGAAAGACAATGAGGAGGCGAAGCAGAAACTACTTAGATTAAATTCTCAATATGGAGCGATAAGCTATGATAGTCTCATGGAGTTTACAAGCGATATTGTAGTTGATTTTGGTGATATAATTATTCCTTCAGGTGAATTAAATATTACTGATTTTGACAGTAAATTTACTCCAGAGTTAAATCCTGAGATTGGGAATACTGAATATAGCCAAAAGGATGTTGATTCTGCGAGAGAGAAGCTTGAAACGAAATACTCAAAAGATAATGAACCGAAAAAAGTGACTCTTTATTGTCCTCATTGCTTTAAGGAGTTTTATATGGGAATTGAAGATCTTGAGATAATGATAATAGAGGCAAAAAACAATGAATAAACCAATGCCTTATAGTATGATGGATTGGTTGTATAATGTAATAAACAGTATGAATTGGATATTTGCTAAGTCGATGCCTAGGAACCCTCATGAATATTGTTTGAGAAGCCAAACTGATGATGAGACGTTCGTGAGGTTTGTTAATATAATAAGGCATTATGGGTATGAGGAAGAATATTTCGGAAGAGTCTATATTAGGCTTGATTTCAACGACTATTATTACTGGACCATGGGAGACACTATTGAGAACACTATCTTGATTAACAGGAAGCGCAGAAATGGTGCGCAATATGATTTGATAGCAGACAAATACGATGATTTATTCAAGGATCCTGAAAGCATTGCAGAAGATAGAGAGATAGTTAAAATGATAAATTATAATTATGGTAGGGTACTTGATATAGGATGCGGCACAGGACTGCTTGCTGATTATTGTGTATTTGATGATTATGTTGGTATAGACCCATCATTAAAAATGCTCGATATTTTCCGCATGAAGCACAGTGAGTATAATGATAAATTAGTGCATACTAACTTCGAGTCATTTTATGATCCCAAAGGATTTGATCTAGCTGTCGCATTATATGGAGTGGCATCTTATATAAACCCTCTTTACTATAAAAAGGTATTCGATGTCCTTAATGATGGCGGCAGATATTTTTTGATGTTTTATGATGATGATTATTATCCCTATACGTATGAAAAAACGCATAAAGAGATGAGTAGATACATGCTTAATGAATACATTAAATTGGTGTTCAGAAGCGAGCCTATAAAATACAAAAATTATTTGATTTACGAGGGATCAAAATGCCGTTGAAAATATATCTTGAGCAGAACGTATATGAGGCTGCTATTGAGAGAATAAACTGGCTTTTTGACGAATTCAAGAATGTTATCGTGAACATATCTGGAGGCAAAGACTCGACGGTAGTCTATCACATAGCGCTACAGATTGCTGAAGAAAGGGGAAGGTTACCGCTTCAAGTAATGTTTATTGATCAAGAGGCTGAATGGGCACATACTATAAATCTTGTGAGAAAAATAATGGATGATCCACGGGTAAAGCCTATGTGGTTTCAAATGCCTATTCGCATATTCAATGCAGCATCTCATAGTTCGGATTGGCTACACTGCTGGGCGCCAGGTGAAAAGTGGATGCGAGAAAAAGAGCCTGATAGTATAAAAGAGAATGTATATGGTGTTGATAGATTCAACGAGCTTTTTGGCGCGATTATTGACTATCATTATCCTAATGAGCCTGCATGTTATATCGCTGGCGTGAGAGCGGCTGAAAATCCAAAACGAGCGGTGGGGCTTACTCAGTCGATATGCTATAAGGATGTAACATGGGGCAAGATAGAAAACAAGAAGAAAAAGCATATAACGTTTTATCCTATTTACGACTGGAACACTTCCGATGTATGGAAGGCTATTCATGAAAACAAGTGGGAATATAACAGAATTTACGATTACATGTATAGCTACGGGATCCCATTAAACAAGATGAGAGTATCGAATCTCCATCATGAGACTGCTCTTGAGGCGCTAAAAATATGTCAAGAGTTTGAGCCTGATACGTGGAATGCTTTGCTCAGAAGAATAGACGGAGCAAATTCTATTAAACAACTAAAGAATGATGCGACAGCTACACCGAAAGAATTACCTTTCATGTTCACCTCATGGAGAGAATATAGGGATTACTTGCTTAATAATCTTGTCGTGATGGAATACGCTAGAGAAAGATTCCGCAAGAGATTTGCAAGGATGGACGAGACTTATGATGGGATGCATAACATAGATGATATGTATAAGGCTCAGATCACGTCTATTTTGGCTAACGATTATTTCATGACCAAGCTAGATAATTTTGAAAGAAAGCCTACTGTTTATGCATATAGAAAATACAAAAGAACAGGATTTATTACAGGCAAAGCGATAAGAGACGGTAATGCCTATATATTCGGAGAAAATAATGACAAAGAGTCAAGAAGAGCTTATAACTAAGTGGTTCAATGAGGCAGATGACAAGATCGAATTTTTGAATGAATTAAGAACATTTATTAGCAGCCTATCACCGCAGAAGAGCCAACCAGTCGATAGAATTCTTTGGGTGCCAGTAGATATAGTACAGGCAAACGATTATAATCCTAACTCGGTAGCTAGTATAGAAATGGAGTTGCTATATGTTTCAATCTCACACGATGGCTATACTCAGCCGATTGTAACAGTATACGATAAGGAGCTAGGCAAATACATCATTGTTGATGGGTTCCACAGATATTTTATAGCAAAGACTAAGGCAGATATTTCTAAGCGGATAAATGGTAGGATCCCTATAGTAGTGATAGATAAAGACATTACCGAGAGGATGGCGTCTACTGTAAGGCATAATAGAGCCAGAGGAGAGCATATGGTAACAGGAATGTCTAACCTCGTATTCCAGATGCTCGATAATGGTATGAGCGAGGCTGAGATATGTCAAGAATTAGGCATGCAGCCAGAGGAAGTTCTTAAGCTAAAACATATTACTGGCTTCTCTAAGCTATTTGAGAACGCTGAATACTCTAAGGCTTGGATGACAAAATACCAGATTAGACAGAAAGCTAAGATGCAGGAGAATAATAGTGAACAACGAGAACCTAAGGCCTAAGAAAATCTCAAGCACAGAAGAAGCGAAGAGGCTTCCGCATGAATGAGCAGAACCTTATTCCTACTTCGCAGCGCAGCAAGAGCGAAGCTAGAGAACTGGGCTCAAAAGGAGGCAAGGCGTCGGCAAAAGCTAGGCGAGAGAAAGCTGCTATTTCAGAGATGTATGCACGGCTGCTTGCTAAGAAAACGAAAGTGGTTATCGATGGAAAGCCCGCAACAGGGCTTGAACTATTAGAGCAGGTTGTTACGCAAATATTAGTGAAAGGGTCAGATTCAGCGAAGATTGCATTGATAAAAGAAATCAGGGAGACAACGGAAGGGAGTAAGGTGGCTATTACTGGCGACCTGCCGCGTATTGTGATTGAGGTTCCCGAGGCTGACGATGACTGAATATCGGCACCGCCTGACGCAACCGCAGGCGAACGTATTTCGCTCCCCTGCTCGCTTCCGCTTATTAAACGCAGGGCGACGCTTCGGAAAGACCCACCTGGCCGTGCTGGAACTGATAAACGCGGCAGTCAATAAACCTGAATCCGTGAACTGGTATGTCGCTCCCACCTATCGGCAGGCCGATCAGATTGCATGGGCAAAGCTCAAGGCCCTGTTGCCGCCCGAGTACATATCGAAAAAGGACGAAGGCGACCTGTCTATTATTTTGCCGAACAAGTCAACTATCGCCCTACGCGGCGCGGACAATCCCGATTCATTGCGCGGCCCTGGCCTTGACTTTGTGGTCCTCGATGAGGCGGCATTCCAAAAGCAGGAAGCGTGGACGGAAGTAATTCGCCCCTCGCTTTCCGATAAGCTCGGTCGGGCTCTTTTTATTTCCACGCCATCGGGTTATAATTGGTTTTATGACCTATTTTCTGCCGCACAAGGCCGGGCGGACTGGAAAACCTGGCAGTATACAACTCTCGAAGGCGGGCACGTCCCGCTATCCGAGATTGAATCCGCGCGCTCCGAACTCGACAAGCGTACTTTCCAGCAGGAATACGAAGCGTCTTTTGAGTCTCTGGCGGGGCGCGTGTACTATGCTTTTGACCGACACCTCAACGTGACGGATGTAAAGGACATTGGTGGGGCTATCATGGTGGGCATGGACTTTAACGTCAACCCGATGAGCGCGGTTTTTGCGGTGCGGGCGGGCGGGCAGATCCACGTTATCGACGAGGCGACGATCGCCAACGGCAACACGGAGGAGATGGTGAGGTTGATAAAGCGCAAGTACCCGCACCGGCGTATACAGATATATCCTGACCCGACTGGCAACGCGCGCAAGACAAGCGCGCCGGTGGGGCAGACTGACTTTACGATCCTGCGCGAGGCGGGCTTTGCGGTGCTTGCGCCGTCATCTCCGTACATGGTGGCGGACAAGATCAACACGGTCAACTCGGCGATGTGTACTGCTACTGGGGTTCGGAGGGTGCTTATCTCCCCCCGGTGTCGCGAGCTGATACGCGGGCTAGACGGGCTGACGTACCGCGAGGGGACGAGTGAGCCGGACAAGACTCTAGGGCTTGACCATATCACGGACGCGCTGGGGTATCTCTTACTATGGGAGCTCCCCTTGCGCGGTAAGAGTGGGGCGATTACACTGGGGGCTATATGACAGAGTTAGAGCGACGATTACAGGCAACGCATCCAGAGTATACACGGATGCTCCCACAATGGACAAAGGCGCGCGACTTTGCGACGGGCGTCAATGCAATGCGTGCGCATGACCTTGCACTATGGGCTCAAGGGTGCGCGTCGGTTATCCGCGACCTTTCCGGCGTGTCGAGGCTTCCGGTCGCGGGCGCGCAGTTTGCCACTATCGCACAATCGGCGTACATCCTGCCCACGTCTGATCGCATGACCTATACCGAGTACGTCCTGTACCTCTTGCGCGGGCACTGCCCGTCATACGTCGCGTTGACACGCTCGGGGTATCTGGGGCTTATCTTTTCGACTCCACCTTTGATTGAGCTGCCGCCATCCTGCCCGCTCCTTGATGATGCTGACCTACAAGAGACTCCACTAGTCGAGTTTGTAGAGGACGTCCTCGCGGAGGTGCTTACTGTCGGGCGTCATGGTGTCCTCTTAGATACTCCGCCCGTCAATCAACCTGGTATCACGGTTGCAGAGGCAGAGCGTATGGGCTTACGTCCTTATGCGGCATCCTATAAGGCAGAGGATATTCTCGATTGGCGAGACGCGCGCATCGGTGGGCGACTTGTGCCTGTGTACTATAAGTTGCGTGAGCGTGTCCGGCGGGGCAATGGGTACGACTATGACTACCGAGAGCTTGTGCTAGAGGATGGGCAGTATAAGCAGATTTTCTACACGCGCTCGAGCCTGGACGATGACTATAGCAAAGAGGAGATAGTGCCGCGTAAGGGCGGGCGACCACTTGATAGCATCCCGTTCTACATGTACTCGCCCCGCGGCGGAAAACGCGACATTGAGACGCCGCCGCTGAATGACTTGATTGACCTGATGCACGAGTATTATCAGTGGGCAGTCGAGTTCGCGAACGCGTGCTTTGCGGTTGGCATACCGACAGCGGCCTTTTTCGGCTTCACGGATGAGGAAGTGCAGGGCATTACGCTTGGCGGGCTCAACGGCATACATTCGGTCAATGAAAATGCGGACGCGAAGTACCTTGAGTTTACTGGCCAAGGGCTTGACGCACTAGCGGCGCGCGGTGTGTCGATCCTGACAAATATCGCCAAGTTCGGCGGGCGGATGCTAACGCAGGACAAGGCAGCGGCTGAAGCAGCGACGACCGTGAGGATTCGAGCGTCGGCTGAATCGGCCACGCTTGCGGATATGGCTCTGGCCTGATCGCGGATTACCGAGCAGTGGCTACAGTTTGCGCTTGATTGGGGCTTCGGTGGCGGCAAGGCTGTATTTGATCTTAACACTGAGTACACGGATTTTGCGCCTGACGCGCAGATACTGGCCGAGCTTAGAAATCAGGTAAACGACAACCTGTATGCGCTAGGCGACTTGATACG